CGCCTGGAGGCCGTATTGGAACGCGAGGGCGAGGAGCACCTGTTACCGTCGGAGGTTTGCTTGGCGATAGTAAGCGCCGAGAGGCGAGCGTCTGGGGAAGAGCAAGAGGGCGACTGAGGCTAACAGATGTGCACTGCTATCAAGACGGGGGCACTTGCTCGATCAACCCTGGTTGTGTTTTGACCGAATCGTGTATAATAGCCGAGAGCATCTGATTTTATGCGAAATCAACTGAATGGAGTTAACGAATGAGTGAAGAAAAGAGAGTAGCGACGTATGCGCGTGTCTCGGTCATTGTCCAGAGCGAGGAAGGTAAATCCCTGGACGCCCAGAAGGCCGAAATGCACGAGTTCGCCGAGGCACGTGGCTGGGAGGTAGTGGCCGAGTTCGTCGACGCTGGGAAGACCGGCACGAACACAGATCGTTCGGGACTGCAAGCAGCTCTGGAAGCGGCTGAGGATGAAGCATTCGATGTCTTATTGGTACACGACCTCTCGCGCCTTTCGCGCAGTTTGACCGACACGCTGGAGCTCTTCAGGGACTTGGGAGAGATGGACGTTGGCTTCGCTTCGGTCAATGACCCCGACTTCGACTTCTCGAACGCAACGGGGCGTCTTTTCCTCTCCATTATGGCGGCCTTGAATCAATACTACGTGGATATGCTGAAGATGCACGTTGCTAAATCAAAGCGCGAGCGGGCAAGGCGAGGGCTATACAATGCCTCAATCACGCCCTACGGGTATCGCCACGCGGGAGATGCAGACACGCCCCCGGAGATCGTGGAGAAAGAAGCCGAGGTGGTACGAGAGCTATTTGCGCATTACGCGACGGGGGAGTACTCCTACCTTGACTTGGCGGATTGGGTTAGTGATGCTGGTTACCACACGCGGGCAGGGCGGCGTTTCTCGAAGACCACTGTCGCTGATATTTTGCGCAACCCATTCTACAAAGGAGCAGTGGTCTACAAACAGGGAAGGCGAAGCCTGGATGCGGGAGAAGTCTACGACGGTCAGCACGAAGCCATCGTGAGTGAAGATGTATGGGAGATCTGTCGCAAAATCCGTGACCGAAGGAAAGCTAAACCTTACCCACATGACATGGAGCAACGCGTGTACCTGTTGACTGGGGTTGCTCATTGTGACATATGTGAAAGAAAACTCAATGCATATTGGAGAAATAGAGCGTATTACCTTGAGGCATCGAAAAGGCGTGGATTCGTCGATTGCCCAGACTTGGGGCTCAGCAATAGAGCAGCAGGCATAAATAGGCAGGTCGGGACCATTTTCCGTCGAGTACGTTTGCCAGATGATTGGCGTAAGGAACTGGAAGAAATGATCGAGCCAGACAAAGAGCCAGAGATACTGAAGCGTCGCCGTGCTCGATTAGTAGCAAAACGAAAGCAGTTGAAAAAAAGACGTATCAAAGGAATGTTCGACGACGATCCAGAGCTGTTCGATCAAGAGTTAGCACAAGTCAGGCAAGAGATAGCCGCGCTACCTGACCCAATTGAGTTAAAGGCGATGGAAAAAGCAGCACAAACAATCAAGAACTTGTCAGAGTTGTGGGATGATGCAGAGAAAGAAGATCGCAAAGAATTACTTCGATCAGCCATAGAGAGAATCACCGTGGACGTACCGCAAGGTCGGCTGGTAACGATAGAGCCTTACCTCGTGTTCGTACCTTTGCTGAGAAAAGTATCCCTGTTACAAGAGATCGACTTAGGAGTCTTCAGTCCAGTCTGGACAGAGGCATTGGTAGAAGAATTGGACGTGATGCCAATAGCCGATGCAGTGACACAGATGCCTAGTACAGCAGAAACACCTGACTGGCCCCTGGTGGTGGACTTGCCAGAGGATATGAAGGGCACGCTTATCACGCCGTTATTGAGCGACTGGCTGAAAGACCGGCGGGAAGAGGGAAAGTCATTGGGGCCTGTGGTGGCGCTGGAGAACCCGCACGTGACGCCGCTGAAGGTGGATCAGCGACACTGGGACACGCAGATCGAGGGCGTGGAGAACCTCTCACAACGCCCCGACGAGTCAGCGGCTTTTCTGTGGACACCATTCGTGCTGCAACGGCGGGAGGCCAAGAAGGATATGGTCCCCGAAGCGCATCGCGTCCTAGAAGAGGGCGGATTGTGGAAAGTGGTCGACGTGTTGCCGTCGTCGATGGCGGCGCATTGGCTGTATCGTTACTTCCCCAAGACGTGGAATATCGATCGCGGCCTGACCTGGAACGCATCCGAGTTGTACAACATCTTGCGGCAATCGGGCTTCGCGGTGGAGTTGGAGAGGAAAAGCCAGTACCGACCGGTGGCGGTGAGCGTGGCGCTCGAGATGGCGCGGGATCGTGAGCGCTGTCCACAGTTGGCGATCCTGCCGGACGCGGTGTACGACGAGGGCGTGCAGCGCCTGGAGGCCGTATTGGAACGCGAGGGCGAGGAATACTTATTGTCGTCGGAGGTCTGTTTGGCGATAGTGAGCGCCGAGAGGCGAGCGTCTGGGGAAGAGCAAGAGGGCGACTGAGGCTAACAGATGTGCACTGCTATCAAGACGAGGACGCTCTCTCAATCAACCACGGTTGTGTTTTGACCCACTCTAATGAATTTTGACGTTCGAGTCGGGCAAAAATCGCTAAGGAAAGTTACCGAACTTGTCGTTCAAAACTCATTAGTAGTACACTCGAGAGCATCTGATTTTATACGGAATCAACTGAATGGAGTTAACGAATGAGTGAAAAGAAGAAGATAGCGACGTATGCGCGCGTCTCGGTCATTGTCCAGAGCGAGGAAGGTAAATCCCTGGACGCCCAGAAGGCCGAAATGCACGAGTTCGCCGAGGCACGCAACTGGGAGGTGGTGGCCGAGTTCGTCGATGCTGGGAAGACCGGCACGAACACGGATCGATCGGGACTGCAAGTTATGCTAAAAGCCGCTGAAGATGGGGCGTTTGACGTCTTGTTGGTACACGATCTCTCGCGTCTTTCGCGCAGTTTGTCCGACACGCTAGAGATCTTCAGGGACTTGGGAGAGATGGACGTGGGCTTCGCCTCGGTCAACGACCCCGACTTCGACTTCTCGAATGCAACGGGGCGCCTTTTCCTCTCCATCATAGCGGCCTTGAACCAATACTACGTGGATGTACTGAAGATGCACACCGCCAAATCGAAGCGTGAGCGGGCGCGGCGAGGGCTATACAACGCACCGACCACACCCTACGGCTACCGCCGCGTGGGAGATGCAGACACGCCCCCGGAGATCGTGGAGAAAGAAGCCGAGGTGGTACGAGAGCTGTTTGCGCGGTACGCGACGGGGGAGTACTCCTACCTTGACTTGGTTAGCTGGATCAATAACGCTGGACACCGAACCCAAACAGGACGAAATTTCTCACGAAACACCATTGCAAATATGTTGTGTAATCCCTTCTACAAAGGAGCAGTGGCCTACAAAAAGGGAGAGCGAAGCCTGGATGCGGGAGAAGTCTACGACGGTCAGCACGAAGCCATAGTAAGCGAAGGTGTGTGGGAAGCAGTGCGAAAAATACGTGAACAGAAAAGCAACGATATATCAAAAACCCCTCGCTCAAATCATGTGTATATGATAAATAAATTTGTGCATTGCGATGTATGTAAGAGGAAACTCAATGCTTATTGGAGAAATCCGAGAGGGTACTACCGCGAGGTATCTCAAATACGGGGGTTCATTGACTGCCCCATTTCAGGGATTAGTACTAGATCAAAAAACGTAGAAAGACAAATTGGAGCCATCTTTCGTCGAATAGAACTACCAGACGATTGGCGCGAGGAACTGGAAGAAATGATCGAGCCAGACAAGGAGCCAGAGAGACTGAAGCGTCGTCGTGCTCGGTTAGTGGCGAAGCGAAAACGGTTGAAGAAGTGGCGTATCAAAGGCATGTACGACGACGATCCAGAGCTGTTCGATCAAAAATTAGCACAGGTTAGGCAGAAGATAGCCGCGCTACCTGAACCAGTTGAGTTAGAGGCGATGGAAAAAGCAGCACAAACAGTCAAGAACTTGACAGAGTTGTGGGATGATGCAGAGAAGGAAGATCGCAAAAAATTACTTCGAGCAGCCATAGAGAGAATCACCGTGGACGTACCGCAAGGTCGGCTGGTAACGATAGAGCCTTACCTCGTGTTCGTACCTTTGCTGAGAAAAGTATCCCTGTTACAAGAAATCGACTTAGGAGTCTTCAGTCCAGTCTGG